CGAATTATTGTTAATTACAAACAGTACAAAAAGTGAAGTAATTTACAACTTTACTAATGCAACTACTGGTGCTAGTATTAGCATTAAAGATCATGGTGAAGATGATGAATTTCCAACATATCTTCAGACTACTGACGGCGTAACTACACTTACATTAAATTACGATACTAGTGCGCATAGCGAAACTGACGAATTACAAATATTTGTAGAAGAAAAAGAAGTTCGAATCAGACCATACGACTTTGGTACAGATGCAATTGAACGTATGCGTATTGCACCTCCAATGTCTATGCTTGATGCTGACTTTGAGTACGGATTACAGCCAACTAAGTGGAGTGCGATCGGTACATTGCGCGGATATCCTAGTGTATACGAATTACCAGGAACTGACACTCAAGTTGTTTCGGTTGTAACAGATGCAAGCGCTGGAACAAACGGAATTGGTCAAAGTTTAATTACTGTAACTACTCCTTCACCGCACGGCTTTGAACCGGGTACACCTATAACAATTAAAGCATTTGAAAATAGTATCAACGGTGCAGCTCGTGCAGAAGGAGCATTTATTATTATTAATACTCCGACTTCAAATACATTTACGTATTATGCAAAAGCAAAAGTAGGAACAACAAACGGACAGGTTATAAGTACAAACTATACTCAATTACGCGAAGCTGGATTCTATACAGGCGCTGCGATCGGGTCCCCTACATTTGTTATTGCAAGTAACGGCAGTGCAGGAACAATGACTACGGAATTAGCTGTATTAGCTGGACAAGATATTATACCATTTGATGGTGATGCACCAGAGATAGGATCACCGATTGATGATGTATCAGGAGCAGTACCGCTAGGATCTCAAGTAACTTCTATTAGAAGTACTAGCGCCGGCGGCGGAACTTTCTTAAATGTTCAAGTTTTAGGCGACTATAATATTGGTGCAACTACTATCACTGTAGCAGACGCAACTGGTGTAGAACCTGGATTAGCAGTTAACAGTGGAAATGGATATGCTACATATGTAAGTAATGTAGTAGGAAACGATATATCATTCACGCTTCCTACTACAGACAATATCAAAGGTAATACTTCTACATATACAGTAACAGGCGAAACAGTTGCTGGCATTGGTAGCGAAGCAACATTTAACATATCAAGAGCAGCAGGAGTATATACAGTTGATTCAATTGTTGACGATGGCTTAGATTATGAAATTGGAGATAGAATATTAATTTCAGGTGAAGAACTCGGCGGCGTATCACCTGATCACGATTTAACACTTGTAGTTGATAGTACATTTAGTAATGGTGCAATATCGTCTGTATTAGTTGAAGGTACAGCCTTTGACGGAGTAGCAACAATTACTGGTTTTCAACCACCTGCAAATGGCGGTATAGGTTACGGCGCATATGTTGATGTTGACATTGTTAATAACGTATTTTCTTCAGTTACATTAACAACTGAAGAAAACTATGATTTTGCAGTAAACGATAGAATAATTGTTACTGGTGATAATTTTGGCTCTAATGGAGTTGCCGGAACAAACGATCTTATTGTAACAGTTACTAGCGTTGATAGTGAAGGGACTATTTTAACTACTACTGTAGCAGGTACTGCTCCTGATAGTTCTAAATCTTTTTATGATCCCCCATGGTCAACAAATAACTTAGGAACTGCTGCATTTTTTCAAGTTGTTAAAAACGGAACAGCTTATACTGTTAATTTTATCAACCCTGGATTTGACTTTATACCGACTGATGTTATAACTGTATTAGGATCTGAATTAGAAGGCATTGATACTACAAACGATTTAACTATTACTGTTGATAATGTAGACGGTAGTGGTAGAATTACTAACTTTACAGTTAGTGGCTTAGCAACTAATATCGATCAATACCTCAATGTAATTGCTGATCCATTAATTGGTACCTCAGCAGCATTTTCAGTAACACTAAACGCTGGATCTTATAATGTTGCAGTTACATCATTGGGACAGAATTACGGAATAAATCAGACATTTACAATACTAGGCTCACTATTATATGGTGAAGATGTAACTAATGATTTAGAAATTACTATTACTTCAACAAATGCCACTGGCGGAATACTTGCAGTATCAGCTACAGGTACAGCAGTTTTAGGTACTGGGTCATATACTAATATTTCAGGGACTAATGAAATTCCACAAGGTAATGGCGGTCAGTTTACAATAGTAAGAACTAACGGAACATATCAAAGTATTGTTTTAGAAAATGAAGGCACTAATTATGGCGCCGGAAATAGAATAATAATTCCAGGCGACAATTTAGGCGGTATATCTCCATTAAACGATATATTAATTAAAGTAACAACAGTAACTGTCGGTACAGACGGTATTGACACATTTACATCAGAATTTGTAGAAGCCTCGCCTGGCGTTAATTTTGATTTAATATCAACGTTTACTATTACAGAAGTAACAACTAATCCATTACCGGCTGATTCTGAATTAACATTTAGCGCATTGGCAACTATTGAAGTTGAGTTTACTAATGCTCACGGATTAGTTCCGGGTGATAGTTTTATTACTGCTATTACTTCCGATGACGGGTCAAACGGTCATATATTAGCAGCAGGCTCATATTTTGCAACAGAGATTCCTGCACTTAATAGTTTACGATATCAAGTTAGAGCTCCTGGGAACATTGACGAAAGTACTACAGTTATCTCTGGAACAGTATATGCAAGGCCTGATAGTTTCTTTATTCACAGACCATATGATGGCGGTGTACAATTAGGCACAGGCGGACCACAACACGGTGCGCAAGCAATACGTCAAAGTAAAAAGTACATTCGTTATCAATCAGGTAAGGGTATTATGTACACAACCGGTGCGCTATTTGCACCGAGCTACGATTTACGCAGTGTAACCGCAGACGGTACAGAAGTAGGTGCATTGATTACTGTAGAAACCGACGACAACGATCACGGCGTTCAAGTAGGCGGGATTATTCGTTTATTAGGTGTAGAAACACCAGGATATAATAGTGGCAACGATACTGCTGTTCCGCCAAACTTTGATTACGAAGTAGTCGATGTAGTTAATGAACGAGTATTTAAAGTTAGATCACAACGTAGACTTGGGTCAACAAATGCAGTACTTGGATTTGCAGCACAAATGAGTGTAGTTAGTTGGCATGGTGCAACTGTACGTTCAGGCGTATTTGACGACCAAAACGGTATTTTCTGGGAATACGATGGTACTAACATCAGTGTAAATCAACGTACAGGTACTAAACAACTTTCAGGTACTATCTCCTTAGAAGTTGACGACAACTTAATTACCGGAACAAATACACGCTTTAGAGATCAAGCAAAAGCTGGCGATAGAATTGTTATTAAAGGTATGACACATGTAATAAGTCATGTTGATAGTGATACTTCGATGACAGTTACTCCAGACTGGCGCGGCGTCGTTAATATTACAGGAACAAAGGCCAACTTAGTTGTAGATAAAAAAGTTAAACAGCAAGATTTTAACTTAGATAGATTAGACGGAACAGGGCCAAGCGGTTACAATATAGATATTGCTAAGATGCAGATGATTGGTATTCAGTACTCATGGTACGGTGCTGGTTTCATTGACTTTATGCTACGTGGTTCAGACGGTAACTTTGTATTCTGTCATAGAATGCGTAACTCGAATATAAACACAGAAGCGTTTATGCGTTCAGGTAACTTGCCTGTACGTTATGAAGTTACTAACGAAGGCCCTCCAGGACAATTAGCGGAAACAATTGACGCTGTCCAAACAACTATCGAATTAGTAGACGGTCAATTCTTTCCAACTAGTGGTACGGTTTATATCGACAATGAAATTATTAATTTTAGTGGTCGTACTGGGAACACATTAACAGGATGTGTACGCAATGCAGACTTTGTGAATTTTCAAGCTGGTGCCGAGCGTACATATAATGCTGGTGTAGCAGAATCACATTTAGCTAGAACCGGAGTTATTTTAATTAGTAACACAATTACTCCATTAATTAGTCACTGGGGTTCAGCGTTCCTAACAGACGGTGGATTTGATGAAGATCGTGGTTACATTTTCTCATACGCAGAAACTGGTCTAACAATTTCAACTACTAAGCAGACTGCGTTTATGATTAGACTAGCACCTAGTGTATCTAATGCAATCGTAGGCGACTTAGGCGAAAGAGAATTGTTAAACCGTGCGCAGTTATTGCTTCAAGGTCTTGAAATTACTTCAGAAACAGGCACAGGCGGCATTGTTGTTGAAGGAGTGTTAAATCCAAACAACTTCCCACTAGATCCTGGAACAGTTACTTGGTCAGGACTAGCATCGCAAGCTCAAGGTGGTCAACCATCGTTTGCACAAATTGCAAACGGAGGTTCTATTACGTGGGCATCTGGTGCTGCGGCTGTCACAGCAACTCCTGCAACTGCTGCATTTCCTTCAGGAACAATTACATTAACAGACTGGTATTGGGTTGGAGGAACACAATACAGTACCGATGGCCAAGCCCAGGTACTGTTAGACGATGATGATTATCGTAATTATATAGATTCTGGATTAAGCACAGGAGATTACTTTACTCATCCAAACTTCCCCGCAAACACCACTGTAACGGGATTTAGTAGTAGATGGACCAATGGCGGGAATAGGTATAGATGGATGTATTTAAGTTCTAATTCTTCTGGCAATGCTAGTCAACAAAGTGCAACTGTGCAAAAACGATATAAGACTAGTTCAACTTCTGTTATTTGGTTTAACAGTGCTAGTCTTGCAGCCGCTGGAGTAACATCAGGAACATCAGTATCTGACTCTAGGTTCCCAGCAGGTACACAAGTTAACACTATTAATTTAGATAGTTATTTTGGAAATTCATATAGTATTGTATCGTTTAACAATACGTCAAATGCAACTGTAATTAATCCAGGAACTACAACTATTGAATTTAGCTTTATTGAACCGCCGTACGCACAGCCGGGCGAGACAGTATTCTCGTACATTGCTAACCCAGGAGAGCGTTCTACACTTGATTTAAATCAATTGAAAGAATTAACTAATACTCCACTAGGCGGCCGAGGCACATTTCCTAATGGTCCAGATGTGTTAGCAATTAACGTGTATAAGGTAAGCGGTTCAGATCTTACTGGAAATATTATTCTAAGATGGGGCGAAGCACAAGCATAATGCTTGCATTGCACAGGCTTATAATGCCTGTGCAAATTCCCACAAATCGTCAAATATATATGTTTGTTTTTGAAGTGTTCTGTAGGTAAACTTTTTCAATTCTTTTTCAGTTTCTGTTCCATGTCCTGTTCTTACTAGTACAGGTCTTGCACCCATTTTAACAGCAGCTTTTAGGTCAGAAATCTTGTCACCTACATAGTACCCTTGATTAAATTTAATAAACGGTACTTCTTTTTCGCAACGTTTGAACATGCCAGTATTTGGTTTGGCATACATATCTTCTTTACGACTGCTAGTGCTATAGTATAATGCATCAATACTAGGACAACCTGCTCGACCTAATAGGTCGAACATGTAACGATGTACTTCTTCAACATCTTCACTAGTCATTAATCCTTTTTCGATTCCGCCTTGATTAGTTATTATTGCAATTTTATGACCTTTGGCTCTAATCATTGCAACTGCTTCTAAACTGTTAGGTAATGGATCAAAGTCTTGTGGACGAGTTACATAAGTGCCCAAGTCCCTATTAATAACACCGTCACGATCTAAACCAACTACACACTTATTTGCAACTTTAATTGCACCAGGAGCATCGCCTTGCCCCCAATATATATTTGTCATTGTGTTTCCTCTTTAGTTGATTGGCTGTCGCCTGGAATAATTCTATAATTCTCTTCAACACTATCGGGCGTACTTACTTCTGTAATACTTGAATTGGCTTCTAATGCTTCTAGTTGATGCGGCATCAACGGAGGATTACGCCAAGTATCGCCTTCACCTAATTCCTTTTCGTACAATGTTGCAGTAGTAGTGTCGATGTATCTTAATTTAAATCGTCCTGCATTTACAAACCAAGTTTCATCTTTTTCTCTATGGAAGTGCATACTAAACTTAGCACCAACTTTATCAAATACCATAATCTTACCACAGTAATGTTCATTAGTGGCCCAAATGAGTTCGTATCCCCATCCTTTTTTAACATAACCTTCTAGTCGTGTTGTCATTTTAAAATCCTTTATTAATTGTATGTAAGATTATGTACGTTAAAGCTCATTGTAATCCGCACAACGTCACTTATAAATGGATATACTTGATGATTTAAATCTGCATCAAACAAAAATATATCACCTGTTTTTGGAACAATTTTATGTGTATAATTACTGCTTTGAAATTCTAATTGCCCCGGACATCTCATATTTGAATTTATTGGAATGTTTATAATTTCCTTAGATATTTCTTCAGGAACGTCAATCATGCATATTCCGCTTAATACGCCAGAATGTTTATGTGTTGGATTAAATTCGTGTTGTCGTTGATAATTAATCCAAGGCCCTGTACCTAAGTCGTAGTTAACAGTATTGACTGTATCTTCAATATTATTTAAAATGAGATTTTGTTTTATCCTTGTCATTCTCTCTTTAACGTACTGTTTAATATGTACATCGATAAATTTTAAAAATTGAGAAATTTGAATTTCATTACATGAAACAGATAATTGACTTTGAATATTTCCTGCTAAATTATGACCATTGCTTTGATTATTGCGTTTTGTACTTTCGGCAATTGCCGTTAATAAACTTTGTTCAATGGTAGTTGTGCTAGAATGATATATTGATGGACCAAACGGTAATAATACTTTATACGGTTCCATTAATATAATCCTCAATACCTGTAAACTTCATGTCTATAGTGTTATTTAATGACGTCATGTTTGCACAAGTATATTTCTGGTATTGACTTTTTAGATTATCAGGCATAGGTACGTATTCAATTTCTGCATTATGTTTTTTAGCAATTGCCCTGGCTACTGTTTCGAAGCTAGTAGCAGTGCCTGTACCTACATTCCAAATTCCCTTGCCATCTACATTAAACATTTTTTCGTGTACTTGACAGATGTCTTCTACACAAATAAAATCTCTTTTATACTGGTCTGAATTTTCAAAAAGTTTAATAATCCCAGTATTTTTTGCTTGTTGCGTAAACTTAGTATACGGACTTGCTTGATCGCCTTTGTGTTCTTCGCCTGGACCATAAACATTAAAGTATCGAAAACCTTGAATATTAATAGTAAACTCGTCCTTGTGTTGATTAATAAATCTATCAAACAAAAACTTTGACCAGGCATATGGACTCTGCGGCAACAACATGCCATCTTCTGTAAAATGTTCAGTTGTGCCATATACACTAGCACTTGACGCATACTGGAAATTAGTACCCATCATTTCGCATGCTTGTACAAGTCGTAAACTATATTCAAAGTTTTGTTCTAAAATTTGTTCTACATCTGTAAATGTAGTTGCACTGATGGCACCTAGATGCACTACCCAGTCATAGTCTTCAGGGTTAGGAATAATGTTAGGACGATATTCCCATCCTTCTACTTCGTGACCTTTGCTTAACAAATATAATGCAAGGTTTTTACCAATAAAGCCTTCGTGACCTGTAACTAATATTTTCATTTGCTTGCCTCTATAATTCTTGTTGTACTGTAACCTTCTACTATAGGCACAATATGCACAGGTGCTAAGTCATGCCCCACTACAGTTTCTACAGTATAATCTCCGCCCTTAACAATAAGAGCAGGGTTTAATCTTTTAATTAAGTTATACGGAGTGTCGTCGTTGAACACAAACACTTCATCTACCCAAGGTAATGCCTCAAGTTGCTCTATTCTAGTTTGTTCATCATTAATCGGTCGACTGTCGCCTTTAAGCCGTTTAACACTTGCGTCACTGTTAATACCTACTACGAGTTTAGTACCTAAACTGCGAGCTTGTTTTAATAGTTCAAAATGTCCTTTGTGTAGTATATCAAATACGCCATTAGTAAACACTATAGATTGTTCAAAGTCTTTTTTACTTAAAACATATGTACCTGCATGTTTTACACTTTCGGTTGCTGCATCAACAGCCATTTGTAAACAAGTTGCGTAATTTTTTCCAATGTCAATACCGTATACAAATGCTGCTAAGAAACAATCACCTGCTCCAGTAACATCTGATACTTCAACTTGATCTACAATTGCGGTATAATCAGCATTGTCAATCTTGGCATGTACTGCGTCTTGTGCGTCAGTTGTAATAATGTTACCTAACCAGGTATCAAACCCTAAATCACGATATTCTTTGTTGTTAGGTTTAACTAACCATGCGCCTTTATAATAACTAGAATGGCGTTTAGGATCTACAATAACTTTACAGCCAAAATTATTAAGATGGGCTATAATTTCTAAAGAACGATCTAACACACCTTTGTTATAGTCGCTGAGAATAACATAGTTGTACTGCGAGAAATCAGTTGCTCGTATAGTGTCTAGCACTACATTGCCGTTGGCGTGTTTGTCATCATCTATGCGTGTAATATAATGACCGTCACAAATTACTCTAGTTTTGACACTGCTAGCACTATCTGTTTTAAACAGGTCAACATCAACACCTAAACTTTTAAGGTTATCAAATACTAATCCAGCGCCGCCTATAGTTTCAACTTCACGCAGATATTTAACTACAGGGACAGGAGCCTCCGGACTCAAGCGATTGCTTGTCCCATAGATATATTTGTCAATTATAACATCGCCAATTATTAAGACTTTCATAAAACTATTATATACTCTTTGCGATTAATTGTCAAGAAGATTTATAGTTTTAAATACAGTTTCTAATTTAGTTAGATTGACTTTACTTTGAAGGGTATTACGCAATCCATGATGGAGAGGCTTTGGCCATTTAGTGAAACTACACCAAGCATACCCGTCATGTTCTTTATTTAAGATAGGAACAAATTCATTTTCTATTACACATAGATACGTGTGAAAATGAAAATTTTCATCATTCGAAATAAAACTTTCTAATGGAAGTGTTTTCTTAATATCAGGTAATAATCCAATTTCCTCTTGGATTTCACGCTTTAAACCTTCCCACGGAGTTTCACTGCCTTCGTTGGTTCCGCCAACTAATCCCCAAAGATCAGATCTCTTTCCTTGCGCACGATGCAGGAATAAAAATCTATTAGTATTAAGTGTATAAAACAGCGCACCACTGCAAACTATTCTTGTGTTCATACAAGTAGTTAGCCGTCGAGATCTATTCTCCATGTTCCAACTGGATAATCACCATCAATACTTAACAACCATTCACCGTTGCTGTATCGATATTGAACTGATGTATTTAGATTAGTAACATACGTAGTTTCACTAATTGATTGAGAATCAAAAACTATATTCCATTTAGTACCATCCCACTCGACTATATCGTTAGCATTGGCAACCAATCCAGTTGAGTCATTATTACGCCATGCTAGTGGATTTTCTGTTGCAGTAGCATTACCTACACTTTCGAGAAGTAGAAGTCTAACACCTGCTGTCTTAATGCTGCTAGGATTAAATCTTGTAGGATCAATAATAAAATCAATACTTGTTCGCCCTGCAATCACAGTATCTTGAGGGAAACTGTCAGTGTCCCAATTAATTTCAATTTTGCCTTCGTCAAATGGATTGAGTGTGAATGTTCCTGTAACTGTACTATCATTATTTGTGCTAGTTAAAAACAGTCTACTGACATCTGCTCTATAATAACCGGGTAATGCTTCGAAAATTTCTCTCCAATTTTTATTACCAACAGTGCCACCGCTTATTAATTGAGCAGACCCATTGTCAACATATACTCCGTATCTGTTATAATTAACGTTTGCCATTTCGTTTGCTGCTAATGAAGTTGCCTTTGAACCAAATTCATTAGTTGTAGATCCAGGCACAGGCGTGTCATCATATGCATTTAATTCAGGAGCACTAACTCCGCTTTCAATTGTACCTAATGATTCGTCGAACATACTAGTTATAACGTTTGTAATAACGCCCATCTTTTTAACTTTAGTAGGCGGTGATATGTATATAGGTACACTAAATCCTAATGTAGCAATATCTATTTCACTGTCGACTCCTATAGGAACACTTCTATTACTCCACTGTACATTTTCTAAATTAACAACGGTAATGCTTGTCCAGTCAATAAAGTTATCAGTAGTTTGCATCTCTAAACTAGGATTAAACAATACTAATAATTGTTCTAAAATTTGTAACTTTTGATCTGTGTTTGATGCCCATATATCTGCATTAATGCGTAACAAATACGGTGTAGGAATTAATCTTTCAACTGTATAGTTTTTACCTTGAGTGTTTAGGTATTCATTATTAGTATCATCATATGCACGTTCTCTAATATTAGTAGACCTAGTATAAGTTGCATCTGTTAATCTATCTTTGTCTAGTTCTAATCCAGTTACATAAACTGCAATTCTAGGAGCACTAGGTAATTTATTTTCACTATTTTCTCTAATAATATTTGCAACTTGGCGAGACAAATCTCCGTAAGTTACAGGCACTACTTTTTGTTGACCTTTCCCGTCTTGTACAGGAAAGTTACTAAGAATACGCATCATTTGCGTAATATAACGTCTTACTTGTCCGTCGTAAAAGTGTTGCATTAATTATCCGCCTTGGGTCTAAGTGCTTTAGATAAGCTCTGACGCTCTTCGACAACTTCGCCGCCTATGGTGTTGGTTGCAGTATTATTGATAAAGCTAGACTTTTGAGTCTGTCTCTCAAGTGTATTACTTAGAGTCATTCTAATATCGTCATTGACCTTAACCCAGCGTTGACCGTCATATCTAAACATTCTATTTGGTAAGAAATCTGTACGCAAGTAAAAATCTCCCTTGACGTTTTCTCTAGGAAACGAAATACCAAAACCAAACGGAGCACCGTTAGGCGCAGCATCACCTGTTCCTACTAGGTAACCTGTATAACCTTCTCGCTCTGGTCTACTTACAATTTCGTCAGTTGTATATGTAATATTTGACGCATCTAAATCTGTTTCATCAGCAGTTGTTAATGCAATGCTACCGTCATCGTTTGTACTTACTGTGTAATAATGACTAATGTCGTATCCACTTTTAGGAGCATCAGCTTCTGCTTGTGCAACCACCGCAGCATTAATCTGCATTTCTTTTTCGTATGTACTTAAAATATCACGCAATGTAGTATCGCTACCTTCTTCTGCAGGCAAGTCAAGTATCTCTGCGTATTCTTGTCCGTCGTATATTTGTTTAAGTTTTAAACGATATAAGTGCGGATACCATGTCTGCGAAAATCCTTCAGCAGCACGATTAACATCTTCAACTACATAAAATCTTTTTAATGCAAAACTATAATCGTTTGCAGCGTATTCGTCTTTTAAGTGAGGTAATTCAATTACATCACCACTCATTATTTTTCTGCCCAATGTTTTAACTGAACTATTAATGTGTATTGTCAAGAACAATGTATCATTACTTAAAAACAATCCAAACTGACTAAGATCAAAGTCAATATCTTGTACATTATAAATGCCGCGCATTGTATAAATGTCTGGATCGTATTTTCTATCTCTATTTTCTAGGAATAGTAAGTCCTGTATATTAGTTTCCTTAACAGCATCATATTGAGGCTGATCAGCTGTGGCAGTTCCTGTATCTGGATTTTCTGGTCCTAGATACTTGTGTATGTTGATATCAGTACCGCCAACCGTAAACATCTCCTGAATCTGTCGATCTAGGAAATAGTAATCGTTACCGCGCTCTGGTTTGTATAAACTTATTCTTGGCATATAACTATTTATCGGTTACGATAAATACTATATGGAGAACACGCATGGCTGATTTAGCAACACAAAAACAAGAAGTATTTGACTATGTACATGCCTTTTTAGGCGGTGGCATGGTCGACGTTGAACTTGATCCAATTCACTACGAAACAGCTTTGAAAAAAGCATTAACCCGTTATCGTCAACGTAGCGATAATTCAGTTGAAGAGTCATACTTGTTTATGCCAACAGTGCTTGAACAAAACGAATATACGTTGCCCCAAGAAGTTGTTGAAGTTAGACAACTATTCCGTAGAAGTATTGGTTCGCGCACAAGCGGTAACGAAGGTGGCTCTACATTTGAACCCTTTAACGCAGCATATACCAATACCTATCTGCTTTCAAGTTCTAAAATGGGAGGACTAGCAACATACGATATGTTTAGTCAATACCAAGAACTTGTTGGACGTATGTTTGGTAGCTTTATTGAATTTAAATGGAATTCAAACACTAAAAAATTAACTATTTTACAGAAGCCTACAGCAGACGAAACATTGTTAATTTATGCGTACAATTATCGTCCTGACACTCAGCTATTAAGTGATTACATGGCAATACAGTGGCTTAAAGATTATACACTAGCAGCATGCAAATATATGCTAGGCGAAGCACGTTCAAAGTTTGCTACTATTGCAGGTCCGCAAGGTGGATCAACACTTAACGGTGATGCACTAAAATCAGAAGCAACTGCTGAAATGGAAAAACTTGAACAAGAAGTTAGTCAAGGTGTTGCAGGCGGAAACGGCTACGGATTCTTAATCGGATAAAAACGCTTGACATGCACTATTATCTAATGTATACTGTTTAGAACAATGGAGTTCTAAATAATAATGCATTTACCTAAATTATTAATAGTTGGTCATGGCAGACATGGCAAAGATACCGTTTGTGAAATTTTACAAGATTACGGTTATAAGTTTGAATCAAGTTCGAAGTTTTGTTCAGAGCTGTTTATCTTTGACGAACTAAAACACGAATACGGATATGCTAACGAAGAAGAGTGTTACGCAGACCGACATAATCATCGTACTGAATGGTACAATATGATTCACGATTACTGTAAGGACGATTTAGCAAGACTAGGGCGTAACCTGTTTAAAGATCATCAAATTTATTGTGGCTTACGTAATCGTAGAGAATTCTTTGCAATGCAAAATGAAGAAATCTTTGACTATGCTATTTGGGTCGATCGGTGTGATCATTTGCCAAAAGAAGATCCTAGTTCAATGAGTATTGAGCAATGGATGTGTGATTACACTATTGACAACAATGGCGATCTAGCAAGACTTAAAAACAATGTAGAAGTACTGATGCGTACTATCTTTAAAAATCGGGGACTAAGTCTCCCTGTTTCCAACGGATACCTTCCTTCTGCAACAGACGTTGACAGTTCGCACATATTGTCTTAAGATTAGTAGGACTGCAATTATTTAAATCACCATCTATATGAAACACATTGAACTGCTCAGTGTGTTTTGATTTAAAATTGCATTTCTCACAAAAGTCTTTTTTGACATAGCCGCGCTGCTTCCATTTAGGCACGCCGTGCCCGATGCCATTGCGCAGACAGCGTTCGCATAGTTTGCGATAATAAACTTTGTCCTCTTTTTTATAGTTTATAGCCGCAGGACGCTGGCCGCACTTGCATAATGGTCTCATATTGTATTTACCTCACCTTTTCGGTACCTTTTTCCATAGGTTATATAGGGCATTTTCTCTAGGAAGTAATAAATACACTTAGCATACATCCAATAGGAGAAATATAATGGCATTAGTATCACCAGGCGTAGAAGTCAATGTAATTGACGAATCATTCTACACTCCGGCCGCAGCCGGAACAGTACCAATGATTTTTGTTGCTTCTGCTAGTAATAAAACTAGTAGCAGCGGAGCAGGAATTGCAGCAGGTACACTGCAAGCAAACGCAGGAAAAGCATATTTAATCACTAGCCAGAGAGAGCTAGGAGAAACATTTGGCGATCCGCTATTTTATTCGGATAGTATCGGCAACATGATACATGGCGGAGAACTTAACGAATATGGTTTACAAACTGCATATTCATTACTAGGTGTTACTAATCGTGCATATGTAGTTCGTGCAGATTTAGACACAGCTAAACTAGCACCTAGCGCAACTGCTCCAGGCGGAGAGCCTGCAGATGGTGCATATTGGTTTGACACAGCAGTTACTGGCTTTGGTCTTCTTGAATGGAATTCAGCAGCAGTAACTACTGTAAACGGACAAAGTTTTACATCAATAACTCCACTAGTTATTACTGAGCCTACTGACTTAACAAACGATGTACCAAAAGGTTCAATAGGTCAAATTGGTAGCTATGCAGTTGATGCAACTACTACAACTACACAAGTGTGGTATAAGTCTGCAGGTACAGTACCGAGTGCAGGCGCTGTTACATATAATGATCCAGGCACATGGGTTAAAGTTGGTAGCACTGGGTGGTCAGCAAGTCATTCTGCGGTTCGTGCATCGATTGCAAATGCAGTTCCAGCAGACGGTGAGTCGATTACTATTAATGGTACTCCTGTAACTGTACAAGTTGGTGAAAATACTATTGCAGAATTTGCAGCTGAAATTAATAGTTCCGGAATCGCAGGTATTACTGCAACAGCAATTAACGGCGTACTTGAAATTTATTCAACAGGCGTTGATGTTGTTATTGCTAACGTAACTGGTGCTTTGTTAACTAACACTGGTATTGTTGCAGGTACATATTCTGCTCCTAGACTAGAAATTAAACCACACACTGATGTTCCAGGATACAAATCATCTGATACTTCTCCTGCTCCGACTGGTTCACTTTGGATTAAAACAACAGTGCCTAACGGTGGTGCAAACTTCCGTGTTAAGCAATACAATGGTGATACTGCACTATGGGATACAGTAAGTGCTCCGGTATTTACTTCACCAGAAGGTGCTATTCTTAATCTTGATAGAACAGGTGGCGGATCAAACTTAACCCTTGGACAAGTTTATGTAAAAGGAAACGTTGAAGAATCTACTTCACCACTAGCAAGCTATAAGATTTATTCACGTGCAGCAACAGGTGCAACTAGCATTTCGAGTGCTAAGATTGTTGCACAACTATCAGGTGTATATACATTTAGTATAGAAGAAAGCGTTGTAGGTTCTGCAACTCGCGTATCAAAAGCTATTACTACACCATCAGTGACCGGTGTTGGCGCTGCTGAAGATATTGCAAGTACAATTAACGCAGCAGGATTTACTAATATTGTTGCACTTGTTGATTCTGGCAACAGAATTGTAATTCAACATAAACTAGGTGGTGAATTCCGCATTACTGAAGGTTCGGGCTTTATGACTGATGCAGGGTTTGAAGGATTTGATCCTGATGCAAACGCTGGCGCAGGCAATGCAGCTACAGCAACAGCTAATCTTTACATTGCACCAACAGGTGATGCAACTAACGATTATGTTGCTTCAAACTGGAAACCACTTAGCTATACAGCAACAGGCACTGAGCCATTAAGCCTAACAGCAGACGGCGAAATTTGGTACAACTCAATTGTTGACGAAGTTGATATCATGTTGCATAACGGTACTGATTGGGTTGGATATCAAAGTTCAAACGGTGGTTATGTTGACACAGATCCAGCTGGACCAATTGTAAGCGCAGCTGAGCCAACAGAACAGAGCGACGGCAATCCGCTTGAAACTGGTGATTTGTGGATTAGCACAGCAGATGTCGAAAACTATCCAGCGATTTATCGTTACAACGGCACTCTTGCTGCATGGGTATTACTTGATAAAGCAGATCAAACAACTGAAAATGGTATTCTGTTTGCTGATGCAAGACAAGCAGACAATGGCGGCAGCACTTTAGTTGCACCAAGCGCAACTATTGCAGAAATGCTAACAAGTGACTACTTAGATCCAGATGCTCCAGATCCAGCACTATATCCAAAAGGTATGCTACTATGGAACCTACGTAGAAGTGGCTTTAACGTTAAGCGTTTTGATCGTAACTACATTGATGTAGCTGGTACTAACCCACGTCAAGGTGATGCATCAATGGACAGCTATTATCCACATCGTTGGGTTACTGCTTCAGGCAATAACGAAGATGGTTCAGGTACATTCGGTCGTCATGCACAACGTAAGACAGTTGTACAGGCACTACAGGCAATGGTTAACAGCAACCAAGACATCCGTGATGAAGAATCACGTCAGTTTAACCTAATTGCTTGCCCAGGTTATCCAGAACTAATCGGCGAAATGATCAGCTTAAACTACGATCGTCGTTTAACTGGATTTGTTGTCGGTGATACACCAGCAAGACTAACACCAGATGCTACATCATTAAATGAATGGGGTCAGAACGTTAGACTAGCAGTTGAAGACAACGATGACGGTTTAGTAAGCAGAGATGAATATTTCGGTATTTACTATCCATGGGGCTTTACAAGCGACAATGCAGGTAACAATGTTGTTGTACCACCGAGCCATATGGCATTACGTACTATTGTACTAAACGACCAAGTTGCATTCCCCTGGTTTGCTCCAGCTGGAACGAGACGTGGTGGAGTAACTAATGCAAGCGCAACTGGTTATGTTAGTGCAGAAGGCGAATTTGTTTCAGTGGCACTTAACACTGGACAGCGCGATACATTGTATTCAAACGCAATTAACCCGATTACATTTATTAGTGGCGCAGGTTTAGTTGTATTTGGTCAAAAAACTCGTGCAAGAAATGCAAGTGCGTTGGATCGTATTAACGTAGCACGTTTGGTTGTTTACCTACGTGGTCAGTTAGAACTACTAGCAAGACCATACTTGTTTGAACCAAATGATAAGATCACACGCGATCAAGTTAAAGCAGCAGCTGATTCACTCCTACTAGAGCTTGTTGGACTAAGAGCACTTTACGACTTCCTAGTTGTATGTGACGAGTCAAACAATACACCAAGTAGAATTGACCGCAACGAGCTATACTTAGATATTGCAATTGAGCCAGTTAAAGCAATTGAATTTATTTACATTCCATTGCGTATTAAGAACACAGGCGAAATTGCAGCACTAGGTTAATATGCGTACTTAATGGGTGGATGAAAAAAGTCCACCCATTAAAGCATAAATATTGTATAGGAGAATAGAATGCCAATCACAACATTACAAAATATTTCGATACCTACAGAGGGTGCTGGATCAAACTCATCATTATTGATGCCTAAGTTACAGTATCGCTTTAGAGTATTTTTAGACAGCTTCGGCACTACTGGTGGACCAGATGGTGTTAGAGAAATTTCAAGACAAGTAGTAGACGTAACTCGTCCAAACGTGAGTTTTGAACAGATGACTATTGACGCTTATAACTCAAGAACATATCTTGCAGGTAAGCACACATGGGAGCCAATTACACTTACATTGCGTGAAGATGCAAACAACAATGTTCAAAAGATTGTTGGTCAGCAGCTACAACGTCAGTTCGACTTCTTCGAACAGTCAAGTGCAGTATCAAGTGGTTCTTACAAGTTCCAAACTAGAATTGAAATTCTAGATGGCGGTAACGGCGCAACTGGTGCAAACGTAATTGATCGTTTCCACTTAGTAGGCTGCTACATTGAATCAGCTAACTACAACACGCTAGCTTATGCTACTAACGAAGCAGTTACTACTTCACTAACTATTCGTTATGATAACGCTATCCAATTTGGTGCAGACGAAGAATTCGTTGGTATTGGAGCACCGGTAACAAGAGCTACACAAGCAGCTACCGGCGGTACAGTAGTAACCAATTAATAGCAATTAGGTTGGTATAATGCTATTCGAAGCGAGAGCTGTTAATTCAGTTCTCGCTTTTCTTTATGTACACGGTTAATCTACAAGGATAAATATTTACATGTCGTTAAAAGATCCATATTTACAGAATGTTAATTTAGACTTGCACTTGCGAGATGCACGTCATGCTCATCAGTTGTTTAATGAGCACAATCTTGCATTGGCTCCTAAAACTAAGTTCTTGTATCATGTATTGTTTACTCCGATGCCGGAAGTAGGAAATAGTGCAAATAGCAATACATTTAAATTTCAAAAAGAAATTGGAGTGTTAGTTAAGAGTGCAGATTTACCAAGTTATAGAATTAGTGTAGAAAATAAACAACAATATAATCGTAAAAAGAATGTACAAACTCGTATAGATTATCAAGATGTTAATATTGTACTGCACGATGATAATACTGGTATCACTCGAGGAATGTTAGAAGAATATTATCGTTATTATTTTAATGATGGTAATAATCAAGCATTTAATGGTGCATATGATGCACGTGACAAATATAAAAATGGTAGCATTCCGGTATACGGAATGAATACTGGAATACGTGGGCCGTTCTTTAATAGTATAACAATATATCAACTTTCTAGAAGAAATTGGTATGCATATACTCTAGTTAACCCATTAATATCTGCATGGAATCATGGAAATGTTGACTCAAGCAGTGGCGCAGACATGAATTCAAATAGTATTACACTTGCATACGAAGCAGTTATGTATACGCATGGAATCATCGGTGATAGAGGCGAGCCTGGAGGATTTACTGATGATGCAACTAGATACGATAATGTTATGAGCCCATTGGGGTATGCAGACAAGAATATGATTGACGCTGCATATGCAAGTGCTGACCCTGCACTTGTTGACGAACGACGAAATGTAGATAATTTTGTAGTTCCTAGAATGACAAACAGTTCGAATAATTCTCCGCTAGCAGGTATATTTGGAATTTTTAATCAATTACCGGGAGGATTAACTAATACTAGTGTGCCTACAGTTGATTCACAAGCTAACACAAGTACTTCACGTATAAACAATGTTTCGACATCTAATAAAGGTGTATCAGCAATAACAGATGCATTTACAACAAATTTATCTGCACTTAAGAGTTTTGCAGCAAAGGCACTTAATGCAGGCGCGGGCGGAGTTAGCTACGCTGAGTATAATGCTGCATCCCCAGCTGTTCAATCACAAATAGAACAACAACTAACAGCAGATACTGCAAATAATGCAAAATTACAAAATTTTGCAAATGAAGCAATTAATGCTAGTAAATAAGTTAAGGATAAATTATGGCTACTGCTAAATCAGATTCTACAAACCAACAAGATTCTGAACTTACTAAAAAGTTCTTCAACAATTATTATAATACAGAAATATCATATAGTGCAAGCGAAGTTGATGCAGTTATTGGATATTTTCTTAAAAGAGGTTTTGAGCAAACTGCTGCTATTAATACAGCAAGTGTATTATTGCAACAAGCACATATTGACAATGTTAAAGTATTCCAATTATTAGACACATTAAAGGGTGTTAATGATATCCAGTTAAGCAATATTGTTGCACAAATCCTTAATTTAAATAGATCAAAAACTAGTACATTAGGATATAAAAATCCATCTGTAGGACAACTATTTGATCAAAGAAATATTTTAGTTTAATATGTCGAGATTTGCACAAGGTAAATTTAATCTAAAAAACCCTGAAAAATATGTAGGAAATAAAACTCCTACATACCGCAGTGGTTGGGAATTTACTTTTATGAAATTTTGCGACGAACATGCTGCAATATCTCAATGGGCAAGTGAAGCAGTACGCATACCTTATAGAAATCCATTAAGTGGCAAGCAGACAATTTATGTACCAGACTTTTTTATTGTTTATGCAGATAAAAACGGAGCACAGCGAGTTGAGCTTATTGAAGTTAAACCTAAGAACCAATCAATAAAAGAAAACTTAGGCCGTAGCAAACATAATCAAGCACATTGGGTCATTAATCAAGCAAAATGGGAAGCTGCAAGAGCTTGGTGCAAACAAAAAGGAATTCTTTTCCGTATTGTTACTGAGGATGATATATTTCATCAAGGTAGAAAACGATAAATAATAGTAGCACATAATGGACTGGACCCATGACAAAAAAATTAGAAGATTTATTAAATTTACCAGACTCTAAAGATATTATTAAAAATGCAGAGTCTCAGGAAAAAGAACAAGAAAGTTATGCTCTCAAGGAACAAGAAAAAACGTTTCGTGATATAGCAGAGTTTGATAAAATTGCTAGTGCATTGCCAGCAGTTAAAGGACTAGGCGAGATGGCTGATAAAGAGCTTAATGAAATTGCTGACAAAGCAATGGAAGCATATGACGATCTAATGGATCTTGGTATGAATGTAGAAAGTCGTTATGCTAGTAGAGTATTTGAAGTTGCAGGCGGCTTGCTTAAAACCAGCTTAGATGCCAAGGTTGCTAAACTAGATAAAAAATTAAAAATGGTTGAGCTACAACTTAAAAAAGAAAAAATGGACAAAGAAGGTAGTACCGGCGATGACGGCATGATCAACGGTCAAGGATATGTTGTTACAGATAGAAACAGTCTTCTAGAGCGCCTTAAAGGCTTAGATAAAGATAAATAGTTTATAGAGGATTATATAAAATGAGATCATTTCGCGACATATTAACAGAATCAAAAAAGACCTATGATTTTAAAATAGGAGTTGCTGGAGAACTTCCAGAGCACTTTGCTGATCATATGGAAACCGCACTTAAAAAGTTTGGTCTTGTTAATCTTACAACAGGTAAAAAAACACCAATTCAGGAACGTCCACTAGACTTTCCACAATTACAAAATATGGAAGTTACGTACTTTGAAACTTCAGTTGAATACCCAACTACTATACAAGTATTACAAGAGTATTTAGGTAAAGCATGTACAGTTGATCAAAGCCGAATTATTGTACGTAATCCAAACGAACCACAAGAACTGTATCAACAAGAAACAGAGGACGAAATATACGAACCTTTGATTACTAAAGAAGATATGGGCGGTGAGTCTGCACAAGACAGCGTAGGCGAAAATAGAGTAATGGGTTTGCTCAAAGAACTAGAAAAAGCTAGCAAAGAACGTGCAGCTACACAGGAGAACTAAAAATGAACATGAAAGATATGATCCAGCGCATGACTGCTATTGATGCTGGAAAAACACAATTAAATGAATCAGCAGTTGCTGAATGCGGTATGCCGCCGTCTGCACCACCAATGAATCAAGGTACTCCTGTTAGTATGAATGTTAGTTTAAATGCAAGCGGCACTGAACATGTTGAAGATTTAATCAATATGATGAAAAATGCAGGTATGGGCGCAGCAGAGCCAGTTAGTGCTAAAATGCTTTCACCCCGTATGGACATGGAACGTTTATCAAGCATTATGGGCGAACCAGACATGGGTCCAGAAAGTGTTGAAGAAGGCGCAGGCGTTGAAATAACCGACGAGTTATGGGACAAAATTGTTGCACGTAAACAAGAACTTATGGGACCAGATGAAGATGAAATGGAACCAGAAGATGCACAGGATCAAGCAGCAGAAGAAATGGATGTCGATCCAGAAGAACTAAATGCTTGGTTAGAAGCAAAGTTTGATGAAGGTTATGCTAACGAACCAGACGAAGCGTATGGTGATACACAACTGATGACTAAAGATTTGTCAGGCGGTCTTAATCGTGAAAAGAAAAGTTATAAAGTAGTAGCTGGCGGCGATAATCCAATGGAATACAAAATGGAAGTAGAGTCGATTAAAGAAGCACTAATGGCAGCACTACAAGAGAAGAAAGCAAAGCCAGACTTCCTTGATGTTGACAAAGACGGCGACAAAAAAGAGCCAATGAAGAAAGCACTTAAAGACAAAGGTAGCAAGCCTAAAAAAGGTGAAGTACCTCCGCAATTTAAGAAAAAATAAACTACGGTGGGGATCGGATCAAATAGGACCTTCGGGTCCTATTTTTTTGAGTAAATACAATATGGCAAAAGCATTAGACGGCGTTTTAATTAAAAAAGCAAATAAGAAGGAATCATTTACCGAGGCCCAGATTGCTGACCTCATGAAGTGTATGGATCCTACGGACGGGTATATGTACTTTGCTCGTAAGTTTGCTTACATACAACATCCAGTAAAAGGTAAGTTGTTATTTGATCCATTTGAATATCAAGAACGCTTGTTAAAAAGTTATCACAATTTCCGCTTCAACATTAATATGCTACCAAGACAAACAGGCAAAACTACTTGCGCTGCTGTATACCTAGCATGGTACGCAATGTTTAATCCGGATCAAACTATTCTTATTGCTGCACACAAATATACAGGTGCTCAAGAGATTATGCAACGCATCCGTTACATTTACGAACTGTGCCCAGATCATATTAGAGCTGGTGTTACTAACTACAACAAAGGCTCAATTGAATTTGAAAACGGATCACGTATTGTTAGTGCTACTACAACTGGTAACACAGGACGTGGTATGTCTATATCACTACTATACTGTGACGAGTTTGCATTTGTACAGCCTAACGTAGCAGTTGACTTTTGGACTTCAATATCTCCTACACTAGCAACTGGTGGTCGTGCAATTCTTACAAGCACACCAAACAGTGACGAAGACACATTTGCTACTATTTGGAAACAAGCAGAAGATAAGTTTGATGAACACGGTAACGAACAAGAAGTAGGAATTAATGGTTTCCATAGTTTCCGTAGTTACTGGACGGAACATCCAGACCGCGATGAAAAATGGAAACAAGAAGAACTAGGACGCATCGGCGAAGAACGATTCCGTCGTGAATACGACTGTGAATTCCTTGTATTCGATGAAACACTTATTAGTAGTTTAAAACTTGCCACAATGGACGGCGCAAGTCCGTTAGTTAATATGGGACAAACACGTTGGTATAAGAAGCCAACTAGCCAATATACATATGCTGTAGCACTCGATCCTAGTATGGGAACAGGCGGCGATAATGCTGCTATACAAGTATTTGAATTACCAAGTTACGAACAAGTTGCAGAGTGGCAACATAATACGACTGCTATTCCCGGGCAGATAAGAGTGCTTGCAGATATATGTAAGTATCTTGCGCAGGAAACAGGGAACCAGAACGGAATTTACTGGAGTGTCGAAAACAACGGTATCGGCGAAGCAGCACTGCTCGTTATAAACGACTTCGGTGAGGAAAATATTCCAGGATTATTTGTTAGCGAACCAATTAGAAAAGGTCACGTCAGGAAATTCCGTAAAGGTTTCAATACTACACACGGCAGTAAAATTACTGCATGTAGTAGACTTAAAACTATGCTCGAAAATGATAAAATGATTATACACAGTAAGCCATTTATATCAGAGCTTAAAAATTACGTAGCAACAGGATCTAGTTATCAATCAAAATCAGGACAAACAGACGATCTTGTTAGTGCTGCATTACTTGCTATAAGAATGATGGCAGTACTAAAAGATTGGGATCCAAGAATCTACAATACATTTACGCAAGCTGAAAATATAGAAGATTACGAAGCACCAATGCCGATCTTCATTAGCAGCAATTATTGATAAATATTAACATGAGAGAATTTGAAAAGATAGGCGAAGACCTTTTTAACAAAATACGTGGACGTTTTCCAAAGGTTACTATTGGCGATGCTAATGGTGAAATAACCAACGAGCCTAGTGCTGCTCGTTTCTTTGATTTTGATTATAACGGATTAGGCAAAGTAAGCGTAAGTATCAACGAAGATAGCGGTTTAACAGTTATATACTCAAAAGATTTTATGGAAAATCAAGACGAAATTACTCGTGATGCTTGGTATGATTTTTTAAAAGAGTTAAGAGTATTTTCAAAAAAACGTATGTTAGATTATAGTGTAAGAGATATAACTAAGTCTAATCTAGATAAAAGAGATTACAAATTCCTAGCAAAACGCCCCGGAGAAGAAACAATGGCTGAATCAAAAATGTACGGAACAAACCGTGTAAGTTATCAAAAAGTTGATGGCGCAAGACTAGTAGTTAAACATACTGAAAGTATTAATGCTGAAGTTACTGCTAGCCGCACACGTAACATTGGTGCAATTTATATTGAAAGCGCAGACGGTGAACGTTTTAAATATCCATTCAAACATTTAAGTGGTGCAAGAGCAATGGCTCGCCACGTAGCAGAAGGCGGCAAGCCATTTGATGATTTTGGCACACATATTACTAGCCTAAGTGAAGAAATGTCTAAGCTGCGCAAGTTTAAAAATTACATGGGACGCAGTGCTGTTATGGCAGAAAGCCTAGCAGGCTATATGGATGCAGTACATGATCGCATTAAGTCAGTTAAGAAGACTATCGAGAGCTTGCAAAAACCTAATTACTATAAAGAATCGTTTGCAGCATTTGAAACACCAATGATGGAAGATGTTCCTGCAGATGTTGCAGAGAATTGGATTGACCAACTAACTATTAAACAGTTTAACGAAGAACTAGCAGATGTATTTCCTTATATTTACAAGCTAGTTAGTGAAGCAACAAAAGCAAAAGAATTAAATGCAGACGACTTGATGTCTGAAATGGATTGCTGGGATGGTTACAAAAAAGACGGCACACAAGCAGGCACAGGTAAGAACAAAGGTAAACGTGTAAACAAATGCGTACCAGAAGAAATTGCACTAGAGCAAGGCTTTGAAGAAATGATGGGTCAATTTGCAGAAGGCTCAAATCCTGCGGTAGAACAAAAGGTAATGAAATTATTTAAAGACTTTGATCTCGAAGCAAACGAAATTGGTGCATACGGTGATCCGGACATTAAGAAAGCAATGCAGTTAGTACAAGCAGGTAAGATCGAAGACGCAGCAGATGTAGTTGCTGGCGAATACTTTGGTGATGATGGTGAAGAAATTCCTGCTATTAACGGTATGTATACAGATCTAGTACAAGATTTGCTCTACGTTACTGGTGCTGACGGATCACCTCAAGAAGGCAACGACAAGGAAGAAAAAGAACAGAAGACACCATTAGGCGAGTTCATCCTTAGTTACTTTGACAAAGAGTCAGGGCAGTTTCCAAAAGGTGAAACAGCAGTATTGACAATGATTGAAAAAGACTACGGCGAGCAGTTTATAGAACCTGCGAAACAGTTTATCGAACAGATTAATGCTAAGTTTGAAGAATTCCAAATGCGCACTCAACCACAACAAATGGAAGCACCAGATACAGGCGATTATGACAGAATGAGAGAGTTAGCAGGGTTACGTTAATCTGCTAACACTCATAAGTTTTTAAGTTTTTCTTTAAAAAAGACTTGACAATCGTTATAAACCAGTATATAATTATTACTGTGCTATAACACTTTAAGGCACTTGTAGCAATAACGCTACAGCACATAGGCATAACATTTAGGAGGCATATACTATGGCATCATTAGCAGAAATCCGAGCAAAGCTCAAAGAACAAGAAGCCCGCTCAGGCGGCAACGCACAATCATCCGGTGGCGGTGACAACGCAATTTACCCATTTTGGAATATTAAAGAAGGCGAATCAGCAACGATGCGTTTCTTACCAGATGGCGATACTGAGAACACTTTCTTCTGGAAAGAACGTTTGATGATCAAACTTCCATTCGCAGGTATTAAAGGTGAAACTGATTCACGCCCTGTACAAGTACAAGTTCCATGTATGGAAATGTACGGAGAATCTTGCCCAATCCTTTCAGAAGTACGTGGTTGGTTTAAAGATCCTTCATTGGAAGACATGGGTCGTAAGTACTGGAAAAAGCGTTCATACATTTTCCAAGGTTTTGTAACTGACAATCCGTTACAAGAAGACAAACCAGAAAATCCAATCCGTCGATTTATTATTGGCCCACAAATTTTCCAAATTGTTAAGGCAGCATTGATGGATCCAGATATGGAAGAATTGCCAACAGATTACACTGCTGGTGTTGACTTCCGTCTTAACAAGACATCTAAAGGTGGTTATGCAGACTATGGCACAAGCAATTGGGCACGTCGTGAGCGTCCACTAAGTGATACAGAGATGCAAGCAATTAACACGCATGGTTTGTACAACTTCAATGACTTCCTTCCTAAGAAGCCAGACGCAACTGCGGTACAGGTAATCAAAGAAATGTTTGAAGCGTCAGTAGACGGTGAAGCATATGATGCAGATCGTTGGAGTAACTACTTCCGTCCTGCAGGTGTTGCAGCTCGCACAGGCGATCCTACTCAAGCAGCATCTCCTAATGCAACAGCAGTTAGTCAAAGTGCTCCTGCACCACGCCCTGCTCCAGTTGCTGAAGAAGCACCATTTACTCCAGACCCAGTGCCTGCAACGCCTGCTCCTACAGCAGAAGCAGCACCGGCAACAGGCGGTGCACAGGACATTCTTGCAATGATCCGCTCACGTCAAGGACAGTAAAAACAACGCTGTAGGCTTGTATTTTTAGAAACAAGTCTACAGCCTTTACAGCTTTTTTAGGAGAAAACATGGCTAAATCATTTGACGTTAGCAAGTTTCGCAAGGACTTGACTAAAAGCATCTCAGGCGTGAGTGCTGGATTTAACGATCCTACTGATTGGATTTCAACAGGATCATACGCATTAAACTTTCTTATCAGTGGCGACTTTCACAAAGGTGTTCCGCTAGGTAAGGTAACTGTGTTTGCAGGTGAATCAGGAGCAGGTAAGAGTTATTTCTGTTCAGGAAACATTATCAAACACGCACAAGATCAAGGCATCTTTGTAGTTCTAATTGACTCAGAGAATGCACTTGATGAAACTTGGTTGCATGCACTAGGTGTGCAAACAGGCGAAGATAAATTGCTTAAACTTAACATGGCAATGATTGATGACGTAGCGAAAACTATCTCAACTTTCATGACAGATTACAAAGCAATGGCTGAAGAAGATCGTCCTAAAGTATTGTTTGTAATTGACTCACTTGGTATGCTGTTAACACCTACTGACGTTGATCAGTTCCAAAAGGGTGATATGAAGGGTGATATGGGCCGTAAGCCTAAAGCACTAACTTCATTAGTCCGCAATACTGTAAACATGATTGGTAGCTACAATGTAGGCTTAGTTTGTACTAACCACACATATGCTTCACAAGATATGTTTGATCCAGACGATAAGATCAGCGGCGGCTCAGGCTTTATCTATGCATCAAGTATTGTTGTTGCAATGAAGAAGATGAAGTTGAAAGAAGATGAAGACGGCAATAAGATCTCAGAAGTAATGGGCATCCGTGCTGGTTGTAAAGTAATGAAGACACGCTATGCAAAACCGTTCGAAGGTGTGCAGGTTAAGATTCCTTATGAAACTGGTATGAATCCTTATTCAGGTCTAGTTGAATTGTTTGAGAAGAAAGGCTTGTTAGAAAAGCAAGGCAATCGACTCAAGTACGTTGACTTAGCAGGCGTTGAACATCTTGATTATCGTAAGCAATGGATTGGCGAGAAACTTGATTTGATTATGTCAGAATATGCAGAAAAAACAGCTACCGTGGTAAATACCGCAGAAGTTGAAGAAGATGCAACTGATGATCAAATTGAGGAAAACTTTGCAAATGATTAATGAAGAACAAGTCAGTGATATATGGATGTTGTTTAAAGAGTACATTGATAAGAAGCAACTAGAGATTGTAGCAGAAAAGTATGTTGACATGCTAGCTGACTACGGTGTTAGTGATTTAGATTTTAAAGGTGCATTAGGTACTGAAAAATATTTAGATTCAGCTATTCAGTATTACTTAGAACTAGACGAACAAGACGACATCGAAGACGAATACGAGGATTAATAATGGGATGGTACTCAGAAGTATCGCGTGACATTAGTAAGATTCCTGATGCAGTAATGCATTATGAAACTGAATTGTTAACTGCAAAAAATGAGGTAAAACTCAAAGGTAATGTAGAACGTGCTGCTGCTGAGATGCCAGGCATTGTTGAACATCGTTTCAATCAGCTTCAAGAAATTGAAGCAATCTTGAACTACTTGAATATCGAGCTACGTAGGTTGCGTAGCTCGTACTTCAAAAAATATCTTGAAAACTATCAACGTGCATTGAGCAGTCGTGATGTAGAGCGTTATGTTGATGGCGAAGCAGATGTAGTTGACTACGAAAAAATTATTAACGAGTTTGCACTTATGCGTAACAAATGGTTAGGTGTGCTCAAAGCACTTGATCAAAAGCAATGGCAAATTACTAACGTGGTTAAATTACGTGTTGCAGGGATGGAAGATGCTTCTATATGATCGACTTTTTTTGCATTTATAAAAAAAATGACGAACGAAGTACGCGATTAGCAAACGAAGCGATTCAATCAGGAAAAAAATACAACATTAATGTACACTTACACGAAGGTGTTTATTCTAACATTGATGGAATAATGAAAGACGAAGGATTAGTAGTCAATCATTGGGGCAAACAAAAAATACGAGCAATAGGAGTTCTTGGCTGCTTTTTAAGTCATTATACTCTTTGGAAAAAGTGTATTGATTTAAACAAACCAATAGGTGTACTAGAGTACGATGCATATTTTATAAATTCATTACCTGATAATTTTTTAAATTCATTTAAAGATTATTGTAATTTAGATTACACTCGCCATTTATACTACGGCACCGGAAAAGAATTATATCTACAAAATTTAGAATATGACAAGCCGATTACTATTCATCCATTAGAAGAACGAGCTCCGGAAAAAAGAGGATCGTTCAAACATATGAATAATAATCATATCAAAGGTGCCTTCGGATATGTTATTAAACCATCAGGTGCAACCAAGCTAGTAACTGCTTCAAAAGAATTTGGGATATTACCTGCTGATGTACAGCCTAACTTAAATTATTGTAATGTCTATTATACTACTCCGAGTGTAGTGATGTTAAATATGAATAGCCTATACGATAGGTTTTCACATACACAAACTGATCAAACGGAATAATATCATGGAACATTTAGTAGAACTTAGAGACGGTTGGTGGTGGCCCAAGCATGACGTTGCTTGCTGGAGATATTTGTCTAGAAGACAAGATGTTCCTACAAACGTATCTGCATATACTAAACAACAGCGAGTAGTTGTACAAGCCGGCGGCAATGCTGGCATGTATGTAAAAAAGTATGAAGACATTTTTGATACAGTTTACACATTTGAACCCGATCCAATAAATTTTTATTGCCTAACAAAAAATACTAGTAATAGAACTATTAAGTTTCAAGGATGTTTAGGAAACGAAACAAACTTTGTAAATTTGTCATATGATGAAACACATCATAAAAAGCCCAACAGCGGTGGGTATCGTGTTAAAGGTACTGGAATTATTCCTACATTAATACTTGATAATTTTAATCTTTCGATTGTAGATTTAATACATTTAGATATCGAAGGATTTGAAAAGTTTGCATTACTAGGTGCAATTGAAACTATAAAACGCTGCAAGCCTGTAATTGCGTTAGAATTAAATGGCCTAGCAGAAAAATATAATCATACCAATAACGATGTTAAACAGTTAGTAATCGAGTTAGGATATACTGAAACTGGAATAGTAGATGATGACATTATATTTGAATATAAGAGTTAATAATGGAAAATAATATAACTTTAGTTAACGGGTTTTATTTTCCAACAATCGGCGCAACTAACGCAAATAAACAAAAAGCCAATTGGGATGAACAACCTAAGCTAATAGCAGGTTATGCTAAGAATAAAAAAACTTGTATTCAAGCAGGCGGAAACGTTGGGTATTATACTAAAATTTATGCAGGCATTTTTGATACAGTATACACATTTGAACCTAACCCGTTAAATTTCTTTTGTCTTGTTAAAAATGTGCAAGATAGCAATGTTATTAAAATGCAATCATGTTTAGGTAATACGCACCAATTAGTTGATATAGCATTGCCTGCATCACATGTTAAAAAAGGTATAAACATAGGAACTTATTATATATCAGGTAAAGGCAAAATACCTACAATGCTAATTGATGATTTAAATTTAGACAGTTGCGACCTAATACATTTAGATATTGAAGGCTTTGAAGTTAATGCAATTAACGGCGGACTTTTGACTATTAAAAAATTTAAACCTATTATATGTTTAGAAATTAATTCTGCATTGCAAAACTTTAATTACTCTGCTAATACAGTATTCGACTTAATGAAATCTTTAAATTATAAATTAGTAGATCAAATTAACGAAGACTATATATTCGAGGGCGTGTAATGATCGATAGCCCTACTATATTCACCGGTGGTGACTCTAAGTACTGGAAAAAATACGGCAAGGTATTTGTAAGAAGTTTTAATCATTACAATCCTGATAAAACTATTCATGTACATATCATTAATCCTGATGATAATGATATAGAAGATTTAAAGTTATTGCCGTGTAATTATACAACTGACTTTATTGACGAAATATACATTAATGACTTGTGTTTAGAATCTATAAAATATTTAGAAAATCCTCATATAGACGAACTACACAAACAAAAATTAAAACACGGTTTGTCATTCTGCAACGAAGAAACGCTTGTAGAAAAAATGAAACATCTAATGACGTTTTCGGTATATGCTTGTAATAGATTTATAACATTATCAAAACTATGGACAGGTAATCATCCAGTAGCAGCGTATGATATGGACACTATATGCAAAGGTGCAATAGATATTAATAAAATGTTAGGCACTAATGACTGTGGATGCTTGTCAGTTAAAGGTCCAAGATTTGTAGTTAGTCTAGTTGCATTTAGAAACAACAACTCGCTATTATTAGACTGGAGCAATAGCCTATCTAATTCTTTTAATTCTAAAAAAGTATACGGATTTTTAGATCAAGATACCTTTGTTGAAAAAAGTAAATTATATAATACTACACATATTGATAAAATATTTTGTGATCATACAAAGAAGTCAGACAGCGCATTAGTAATGACTGGCAAAGGCGCAGCAAAGATTAGTGATAGATTTTATATGGAATCTAAAAAATGGTTATGAAAATGTATAACCAAAATTATCTATATCTTCTTCATATAACGATTTAATTAAATTAACAGTATAGCTATTTGTAAAAATATCTCTATAAGATATGTTACTAGGGCCTTTGTTAGTTATAGGCAACGACATATTTTTAAATATTTCAATGTTGGTTATTTCTTCGTTAATGTTTTCAAATTTAATAACCTTATCAACTGATATTGATTTAGATTTAAGCCATGTACTCTGACTATCGGATAATTTAAACCAAGTATTATCCCATGCATGATTATGATATCGAGTTAACCACTTTTCAAAACTATCAATCATAATGTTATATTCTTCGAGTACTATATCATAATTATCTTGAACTTTGTTAGTTTTTTTACCTGCATATAATGCCTTTAATCCTTGTCGAAGAACTTCTCGTCTAAAGAAAAACCAGCTAGCAGTTCGGCACCAAGGATTTCTTACAATAGAAAAAACATAAGGATCTTTCTCGTTGACAAAATCTTCTGCGTCTTTTAAAGTACTATGAAAATTTAAATTAGTAGTCCTGTCATTGGGAATAATTTCGTAATTGTAATTATTTTTAATTAATGTCAATACACTTCTCCCAGCAGTTTTCGGTATATGGATAAAAACTGCTGGTGTTTTAGATTCTATATAATAACTCATATATCTATTTAGCGCATTAACTACATACATAAATATCTACATGAAACATCGTGTAGTATTAGTTACAGGAGGCTTTGACCCACTTCACAGTGGTCATATCGCCTACTTTAAAGAAGCAAAAAAACTTGGCTCTAAATTGATTGTCGGAGTTAACAGTGATAATTGGTTGACTCGTAAAAAAGGCAGACCGTTTATGCCATTTGAAGAACGTGTTGCTATTATTAAAGAATTAGCATGTGTGGACAAGGTCATAGGTTTTGACGACAGCGACAATACAGCATGTCAGGCAATCTTTCATACATTAAGTACACACGGTACTGAAACAAAAGTTATTTTTGCAAATGGTGGTGATAGAACTAATACAACAACTCCGGAATATAAAGTATACGGAAGCATGCCCTATGTCGAATTTGCTTTCGGAGTTGGTGGAGAGCATAAGAAAAACTCAAGCAGTTGGATTCTTGACGAATGGAAAGCACCTAAGACAGAACGTCAATGGGGATATTATCGTGTACTCCATGAAGTCGAAGGATGCAAAGTAAAAGAACTTACTGTTGATCCGGGAAAAAGTTTAAGCATGCAACGACACGATTATCGTTCAGAACATTGGATGGTTAGTGAAGGTGCGTGTATTGTACACAGTAAGATGCCAAACGGATACAGTTTGCCACCTAGAGAATTAACAGTACATCAAGCATTTGAAATCCCAGTAGGCGAATGGCATCAATTGACTAATCCGTTTGATGTTCCTTGTAGAATAGTAGAAATACAATACGGAGAGCATTGTATAGAAGAAGATATAGAGAGAGAAGATTAATGAAAGTATTTGTAGGATACGATACACGGGAAGATATTGCATATCAAGTGTGCAAGCACAGCATCCAAACAAGAAGCAAAGATGCAGTAGTACATCCGTTAAAACAACAAGAGCTTAGAGATGCAGGATGGTATACTAGACCAGTTGATAAACTTGCAAGTACTGAATTTACCTTTACACGATTTCTTGTACCTGAACTAATGAACTTTAAAGGATGGGCAGTGTTTATGGACTGCGACATGTTGATTACTACAGACATTGCAGAACTATTTGCACAAGCAGACGATAGGTATGCAGTTATGTGTGTACAACACGATTACACTCCTAAAGAAGGCATGAAGATGGACGGACAGAAACAAACTGTTTATCCACGCAAGAACTGGTCAAGTGTAATGTTGATCAACTGCGGTCATCCTAGCAATGCTAGACTTACACAAGACTTAGTTAATGATCCAGAAATTAACGGAGCATATCTACATCGCCTTAGTTGGCTTAGGGACGAAGAAGTAGGTGCATTAGATCACACCTGGAACTACTTAGTAGGCGTATACGATAACATCAAAACTCCTAAATTAATACATTATACAGAAGGCGGCCCATGGTTTGAAAATTATAGAAACTGCGAGTACCATACAGAATGGAAAATAGAATTACAGAATATGATGAGGTCCTAATGGGTAAAGTAGTTGCAATTGACAGTGTAGGCGGATTTAATTGGAACGCCAAAGGGCACGACTATGATCCTTATCTAAAAAGTTTTATTAAAGGCGCCGACGGCGCTGCTTCGAACTGGGACAAAGAAAAAGATACAACTTCAACTCTTGTTATTAGAGGCCTCGGCGGCGGCAGTCAAAAAGCAATCAAGCATTGCTGGAAAACAAATAGAGAATTTTATGCTATCGATACTGGTTATTTTGGTAACTGGAAACACAAAAGATGGCATAGAATAACCCGTAACGCCTTACAGAATTCTGGACCAATAATTGAACGTTCGGATGATAGACTAACAACTATTATGGGTTCTTGGAATAATATTTGGAAACCATTTACTCCTGGCAGTAAGATTTTAGTATGCCCGCCCAGTGATAAAGTTATGAGTTTATGGGATCAAGGCACTGCTGAAGATTGGACTAATCAGCTAGTAGAAAAAATAAAAACATTAACTGATCGCCCTATAGAAATTAGAATGAAACCTAACAGAAGTTCTAGAGTAACTGATCAAACAATTCAACAAGCACTTGCTAATGATGTACATTGTTTAGTAACATATAATAGCATTGCTGCAACTGAAGCATTAATTGAAGGGAAATGTGCTATAAGTTTAGGCCCAAATGCTGCGCAAGTAATTGCAGAAACAGAGTTAAATAATATTGAAAATCCTAGAGTCCCGTCAGAAGATGAAATGTTTGCATTTATGAAACACTTATCGTATGCACAATTTACCCAAGAAGAAATGGAAAACGGATTTGCATGGAATACACTTCAGGAGACTATTCAGTGACTATAAAAGTAGCATCGTATCTAATGGGTATTCCTCCAGGCAACACTAATCCTGAAAAACCAGCAATCATTGTTAACTTCATTGAAGGTGTATGGCGCTCCGGAGATCAAGGAACTATTGTAACTGACTATACTCCTGTAAATGCAGATGTAGCAGTAGTGCAGGGGTTTGTTCACGAAAATAGTAAAAACAGTTTGCATTTAAAATTACGACAAGATGTATTTGAAAAACAAAAACGAGATAATAAGCGTAGCATTATTGTAGACAGTAATTTATTTTTGTATGCTGATCCTCAAAATCGTAATAAATTTTTAAGATTTAGTTACGACGGTATTTTTCCAAATACCGGCGAATACTGTAACGCAACTCCTGATCCTGCTCGGTGGAATTTAATTCAACAACGTTTAGGTATTTCGTTAAAGCCAATGCAACACAACGGAAAAAATATATTAATTTGCTGTCAGCGAGACGGAGGATGGAGCATGGGCGGGCAAGCAGTACTTCCTTGGTTAATTAAAACTATTACCCATGTTAAAAAGTATTCAGATAGACCCATAGTTATTAGATTTCATCCAGGCGATAAAAAAATACTAGAACATAAACGTGCATTGGCTAGATACAGAATGACAAATGTAACTATAACTCATAGTGCAAACTTACTACAAGATTTTGAAAATGCACATGCTGTCATTAATTACAATAGCAGTCCTGCTGTTGCTGCTGCTATACAGGGTGTTCCTGTATTTGTGTTAGACGCTGACAGGAGCCAAGCAGCAGCCGTTGCCCATTCTGATTTAAAAGATTTAGAAAATATAAAAGAATTTGATAGAGAACTTTGGGTCCAAAAAATGGCGCAGATGCACTGGACATTAGACGAACTTAAAGACGGAACAGCATGGACACATTTAAGGAAGTGGGCAACAAAATGAATAAACAAATTACAGTAGTAACAACATTTCATCCGTCAGGGTTAGTAAAATACGGACAGCGTTTTTTAGACAGCTTTGCTGCAAAAGTAGACAAGCGTATTAAGCTGCTAGTATATGCAGAAGATTGTATTCCTCGTAATCCTGATCCAATTCGTATTGAAATATTAGATGCAAAAGCAGTGCTACCTAAATTAAATGCATTTAAAGACAAATGGCGTGATGTGCCTAAAGCTAACGGAGACGTTAGCAATGAACCACAGCGTCACACACGCAAGGATTGGAACAAAGAATTCAAGTGGGATGCAGTTAGGTTCGCTAATAAAACATACGCAGTGTATGACGCTTGTACACGCTCTAAGGGGTGGTGTGTGTGGATGGATGCAGACAGCTTTATTCACAGTCCTTGGAATTACGAAGACTTTGCAGAACTACTTCCTAACAATGCTTATATCACATATGTTGGTAGAGGTAAAGGATCGCAGACTTGGCCAGAGTGTGGCTTCTACGGTATGAATCTAAATCATCCTGTGTGCCACAGTTTCTTAGAAGACTTTGAGCGTATGTACGAGGATGCTGAGAACGGTATCTTTACATTAGAAGAATGGCACGACAGTTATGTGTTTGGCGAGCTGCTAAAGAAATATAGCGAATTTCCATCACACGATTACAGTGCAGAAATGTATCTCAAAGAAGCAAAGTCAGGCGGCGGAGGGCATCCTCTTATTAATGGTCCACTAGGCAAGTGGATGGATCATATGAAAGGTGGACGCAAGGATACAGGTAAGTCACAAAAGAAAGACATTATGGTTAATAGAACAGAAGCATACTGGAATGAAATTTAGTTTATGGACACAATATGGCGCACTTAATAGCAAACCTGTCTTTGATGCTTTTCGAGAGGGTTGTCGCGCCCTTGGTTTTAGCACTGACGATAATAGCAATGACTCCGACGTTGATGTTATTTGGAGCGTACTGTTTAACGGAAGAATGGCTCAAAACCAACTTGTTTGGAAGAACGCACAGAACAAAAAGAAACCAGTTATAGTACTTGAAGTCGGTGGAATTAAACGAGGCACAACTTGGAAGGTGGGATTAAATGGTATTAATAGAGATGCTTATTTTGGGGATATGGGGAATACTAGTGACCGTGCTAATCTTCTCGGACTTGTTTTAAAGCCCTGGCGTACAGACGGCGAGTATATACTAATAGCAGGTCAGCACGATAAAAGTTTGCAGTGGCAACATATGCCTAGGATGAGTCAATGGGTGATGAATACTATAGATGGCATAAGAGCACATACTGATCGTCCTATATTGTTTCGGCCTCATCCTCGATGCCCATTACAACATATCGAAAAAGAATTTAAAAATGTATACAGGCAAAATCCTGTAAAATTAAATGGTACATATGATGACTTTGATATGTCGTTTAACAACGTACACGCTACTGTAAGCTACAGCAGCAACCCGGGCATACACAGTGTACTAAACGGCGTTCCGGCGTTTGTAGGGTCCGCATCTTTAGCGTATGACGTCGGTAATGACATTGACTTTATGCACGATATAGAATCTCCAATGATGCCAGATAGAACACAATGGCTCAATGACTACGCTCACACTGAATACACTATAGAAGAAATTGCAGCAGGATTACCATTAAATAACTTGACAAGTAAGCTATAATACGTTATACTACTTGTATGGCTGAGAAAACAATAGAATCATATCTTGAATTATTGACTGGACTACAAGGGAATGTATCTTTTGTAATCCAATCTAGCGATCAAACAATTCTTCGAAGTATTGCACGCCAAGTGCATAAAGGAGTTGCACTTACTGATCGTCAGTACGAAGTAGTTAAAGAAAAACTACTATCATACGCTGATCAATTTACTGCGTTAGAGTATGATGTAGTTGGTGCTGTTAATATACTACGGAACCCATTGCGTCAGATTGACAGAACCAAATATATTAAAATTATAGACAATACTATTAAAATTAGATTTCCGTTTAGTAAGAAAGATATTATAAAATTAGAATTAGCTAAAACTAATGCTACCGGATATGAGCACAGTAAAGGATCACACGAGCATACATTTGAATATTCAGAACAAAGTGTATTTTCAATCTTAACTGAATTTGTCGATACAAGTTTTGAGATTGATGCAGAACTAATCGATGTTTATAATAAAATTAAACAAATAAAAAACTCACATGAAAATTATATTCCTGGTATCTATAACTTAGAACTTAAGAATGTTAATGCAACTGCTCGCAAATTAATAGTAGACGAATTAGGCGATCTTGATCAAACAAACTTAATCAAATATGTTGATAGAAGATTTAAGTATGGTATCGAAACTATTGATACCTTGCCAGACGATACACTATTAAACAAGATAGCTTATCGAGAAACAGCACAGCTCATGTTAAGTCCAATTGAATATGATACACAATCGGTATTATCTGCTCTTTGGGATTTAGATAGATTTCCGTTGTTAATAATTTTAGATAAAATTAATGCAGAAGAACAGCTACACGAATTAGTAACTTATTATAGAGACATATTGCCGTTTGAATCATCAAGTGTTCTTTTTAGACTAGACGGAAGTGATGTAGGATTTAATACATTAGTAAAAGATAGGAAATTGAATAATTGGGTTGACAAATCAACAAAAATAGTATATATTAGTACAGATACATTACCGAAACTCTTAGTTAACGGTGACTGGAAACCACACACTGCTATCTCTTATAACAGTAGATTAGATAGACTAGTAAACGCTTATGTAGAATTCAATTGCGACTTAATTGTTTATAGAGAAGAGAGCATGAGCCCATTTAGGAAGTATTCAAAATTTTATGGCTAGTTGTAGATTAATAATTGAAGACGAAGTAAACATCAAACTAGAAGGACTAGATGTAGATGTACGAAGAAAGCTCGCCAATGCTCTTAAGTTTGAAGTGCCTTATGCTAAACACATGCCCCAGTATAAACTGGGACGATGGGACGGTAAAGTTGCTTTTTTTGGCATTGGCGGTACAGGCTACGTCAATCATCTTGATGTTGTTTGTGATATTCTTGGAAAAAATAATGTCGAAATAGTAGACATTCAAGACAACAGACACCCTATTACTTTAAAGTTTACACCAGTAACAGAAAGCTACTGGGCTGACCAAGGTGTTAAATGGCCTAAAGGTCATCCTGCTGAAGGCGAAGACATTATGCTTCGAGACTATCAAGTTGATGCAATTAACAACTTCTTAGCTAACCCGCAGAGCTTGCAACAGATTGCTACTGGTGCAGGTAAGACAATTACTACAGCAACATTATCGCATATGGTCGAGCCGTACGGACGTAGTCTAGTTATTGTTCCAAACAAGTCACTTGTTGAACAAACTGAAGAAGACTACATCAATTGCGGACTTGACGTTGGGGTGTACTTCGGAGACAGAAAGAATCTCGGTAAGACTCATACTATTTGTACTTGGCAGAGTTTGAATATTCTTGACAAGAAACACAAGGACGGAAGTGCAGTATTATCACTTGCAGAGTTCCTTGAAGGTGTGAGCGCAGTTATTGTCGACGAAGTACACCAGGCCAAAGCAGAAGTGCTAAAGAATTTGCTTACACGAAACTTAAGAAATGCTCCAATTCGCTGGGGACTAACTGGTACAGTGCCCAAAGAGAAGTTTGAATTTGAAAGTATTCACGCAAGTCTAGGTCCAGTGATTGGACAGATTACAGCAAAAGAATTACAAGACAAAGGCGTGCTATCAGAGTGTCATGTTAATGTATGTCAGCTAATTGATACAGTAGTGCATACTGATTATCAAAGCGAATTAAAATACCTAACAACTAATACTGAACGCTTAGAATACATTGGCAAGATGATGAACAAGGTATCGCAAACAGGCAACACACTTATTCTTGTAGACAGAATTAGTGCCGGACAAGCATTAGCCGAGATGATTCCGGGCAGTACATTTATTAGCGGTGCTGTTAAAGTAAAAGACAGGAAAGAAACATATGATACGATTCGTGAAGGGACTAATGAGGTCATTATCGCAACCTACGGAGTCGCCGCTGTTGGACTTAATATACCGAGGATCTTTAATCTTGTTCTTCTTGAACCTGGCAAGTCTTTTGTTCGTGTTATTCAGAGCATTGGTAGAGGCGTAAGAAAGGCTAAAGACAAAGACTTCGTACAAATATGGGACTTGACATCGACGTGCAAGTTTGCGAAGCGGCATTTAACTCAGCGTAAGAAATTCTATACTGAAGCTCAATACCCATTTACGATTGAAAAAATAGACTGGAATTAAAAATTATGAGAATTTTAACATTAGAAAATAAATGCTTTAACTTAGATGATTTGCCTGATCAAATTGAAGACGATGTACGATTTAGTGTACTAGATAATAGCGATCCTAAAAATCCGGATTTTTTCTTTGTACCATTAATTTTTCTAGAATCATTTAGTGCACCTGCAATGGTATTAGATATTGGCGGACAAGAAATTACAATGCCAGTAGATTGGAGTATTGCAGTAGGCTGTTCAGAAAGCGGAACTGACTTAGAAATACTTCCATTAACAAGTATTAACGATCGAGGGTTTGAAGCATTTTTGTATAATCCGTTGAAGAGCTTTAAAACAGACTTTGCATCTATTAATATTGTAAACTTCTATACAGATGTAAAATGGTATTTTCCTAAAATGAAAAACGGACAATTACTAAGTGTTCCGATTACAGAAGGAACAAATCCGTTATGTGCATTTTTTGTAAAAGATATTAGTAGACAATGTGAAATTATTGAATATGAAAGGTTAATGTAAATGTCAATTAAAGCAGGCAAAATTTGGGGATCAACGGAATTAATTCACGCAAATGGCGTACTAGAATTTCACCGTATCGAATACAAAGCAGGATTTAAATGTTCAGAACATGAACACGAATTTAAATGGAATGGCTTCTTTGTAGAATCAGGTAAGATGCTTATACGTGTATGGCAAGACGATCAAGGACTAGTCGATGAAACTATCTTAGGCCCAGGCGAATTTACACAAGTTAAGCCAGGCAAGATTCATCAGTTCGAAGGCATCGAAGATGGTGTTGCATTTGAATTGTATTGGGCAGAGTTCAATCACAGTGACATTAAACGCCGCACAAGCGGAACAGCAGTTGGCTAATTTGGGCGCACTTATCTCAGGTGAAGCATTGATATATGAGCGTAGCGACGGTGTTGTCTACGCTCGTTATCGTGACCCTCCTAATAACAAATTGCCACGCTGGATAGTAGGTGGTGACCCTGCAGGAGTAGCTAGAGCACAAGGCGATTTATTGTCATATAGTGACTGGCAAGATTTATGTAGACTTGCCCAAGAACATCCTACATTAGAAAAGTTATTAGATCAATTAATAACAATGTATTACGTAGTAAAGGACGACAAATGAGAATTATAGCAGGACCGTGTCAACACGAGACACTAGAGCAGAGCATTAGTATTGCAGAGACATGTGCAAGAGTTTGTAGCAAGTACGATATTGATTATTATTTTAAAGCTAGTTACGACAAAGCAAATCGCACAAGCATTAACGGCAAACGCGGTCTTGGATTAGCACGTACTATGCAAGATTTTGAAATCATGAAGAAAGAAATCCCTGGTTTAAAAATTCTTACTGATGTACACACTAGAGGACAAATTGATGCAATGGGTGCATACCCAGACGCAGTTGATGTGTTGCAGATTCCTGCGTTCCTTTGTCGCCAAACTGATTTGATTCAACGTGCGTGTGAAACAGATAAAATTGTTAATATTAAAAAAGGACAGTTTCTTGCACCTTGGGACGTTGCTGGAATACTAAGTAAGTGCGAAGACGCTAAAGAAGTTTGGATTACAGAGAGAGGAACTAGCTTTGGATATAATACTTTGGTTGTTGATTTCACCGGCCTTAATTACATGCTTGATAATTTTGATTGTCCTATTGTACTGGACGCCACGCACTCAGTACAAAAGCCAGGTGGCAACGGAAGTAGTAGCGGCGGGAATAGGGATTATGTTCCTGGCTTGGCTCGTGCAGCTAGTGCTTTGGGGATTAGGAATTTCTTTTTAGAAGTACACCCCGATCCTGACAATGCACCCAGTGACGGTCCTAATATGTTACGCCTAGAAGACTTCGAGCGTGTAGTGGAAGATATTGTTGCCATCAGCAGTGTATTAAAATGAATACAGCAATACTAATTCCTGCACGTTATGGTAGCACCCGCTTTCCAGGGAAGCCGTTAGCAGTGCTGGACAACATTCCTATGATACGTATGGTATACGAGCGTTGTCGCAAAACAGGATATGATGTTTATGTACTCACAGACGATACACGTATTGCTGATAAGTTTGAACCACATCAAGTTATTATTGATCTAACAGATTACGCTAACGGCACAGAACGATGCGCGGGCGCAGTAGCAATGCGTACACTTGACGACTACGATCAGTTTATAAACGTACAAGGTGACATGCCTGATGTTACAGCTGAATTAATTGAAACGTGTATTGCTAGTCTATCTCAATATGAAGTAAGTACAGTGTACACAACAATGCCAAGTAAAATGCAAAACGATCCTAACAGTGTTAAGATGGTACGTGCAGGTGATCAAGCTCTATGGTTTGGCAGAGGCATGACAGGATATGGCGAATGGCACTTGGGTGTTTATGGTTATCGCAAACAAGCATTGCAAGCATATCCCCATTTACTTGTAGAAGCAGAAGAACGTATTGAAAAACTAGAACAACTGCGATGGTTAAAAAGCGGTTGGCAAATAGGCTGCATGAGTGTATACTTTAATGGAGTCGAGATAAACACACCTGAGGACGTTAGCATATGGCAGCAGAAAAACTTGCGATAAAAGAAATATTAAGTTGGATCGACAATGGCGAAAGTGAGATTTGGGATCATCTAGAAGACGATCATAAGAAACAAATTAGTTTCTGGTTGCTGAATAGGTATGTGAGTTCAGTTAGCGGAAGTCGAGAAGCACAAGAACTTGCTGTGTTTAAGACTAACGAATATTATAATAAAAACTTTAATGATCTTGGAGTAAGTAAAGACAAAGGTCATCCAAAACTATTATGGCAACTTTTGTGTATGAGTGGCAATACAGGAAAGAATGAATTTCATCAATGGATTGGTTTTAAGAAAAGAGAAGGTAATGCTGCGGCTGCTACAAAGTTGTTAGAACAAATATATCCTAATTTAAAGAATGACGAGGTTGAACTACTTGCTAGAATATCTACAAAAAAAGAACTCAAAGAACTTGCAGAAGAATACGGTATCGAAAATGTCAAGCTCTGATAAGCCTTACGTATGCGAATACTGTAACACAGGTTACACTCGTGAGAAAACACTCATGGTGCATATGTGTGAACAAAAACGCAGGGCTTTACAGAAAAACGAAAAACGTGTACAGTTAGGTTATATTGCATTTAATCAATTCTATAAACTAAGTGCAGGCGCAAAGAAAGACAAAACATATGAAGAGTTTTGTAAGAGCAGCTATTACAATGCGTTTGTAAAGTTTGGTAGTTTCGTATCAAATGTAAAACCGTTGTATCCAGAAAAGTATATCAACTACGTTGTTACTAGCGGAGTTAAACTCGACCAATGGTGTCGAGAAGAGATGTATGAAAAATATGCTATTGAACTAATTAAAAAAGAAGGCGTTGAAACTGCACTTGAACGTAGTGTTATGACTATGATGGAATGGGCAGATGAAAATAATAGTGTTTGGAACCATTACTTTCATTATGTAAGTCTTAATAGAGCAATATGGCATATTAAGGACGGAAAGATCAGTCCTTGGCTCATACTTAATTGTTCTAGTGGAAAAGCAATGCTAAGTAAATTTAACGATGAGCAATTAGGAATGATTTATAATATTGTAGATCCGGCTCATTGGGCGTTGCGTTTTAAAAAACAAATTACTGATGTGCAACTAGTTA